AAGTCTGTGGTGTACGTTACGGACGGCGACAGGGTAAAGCGCGTGACCTTTGGCGACCCCAACATGAAAATCAATAAAAACCAAAAGGGGCGCAGAAAGAATTTTAGGGCGCGTCACAACTGTGATAACCCCGGCCCAAAAACCAAGGCCAGATACTGGTCATGTAAGGCGTGGTGATATGGCAAATCTTATAGGCGATGCAAGTAGAGCGGTTTTTGGAAATGTAGGAAAAGACATAGCGCGTAAAGTCCTTGATCTTTTAAAGTCAGGACGTGGCGATGAAGTCACCCCACAAATGTATTCAGCCGCTGACAAGCAGTTTTTAGTGGAGAACTATGATCTGCCGACTGATACGGCCAGCAGGCTGGAGCGTGGCCGTGAGGGTGGCTTTGATTTTGATACAGGTCGGTATCACGGCGGCTTTGATGAAATCGAATACATAGCTGATCCCAGTGATGTATACATGAACCCACAGGCCATGTTGGAAGGTACAGAGAGCGGCACATACAGCGGTCAGTCGTACAGTGGGGGAGGTTTATACACATCCGATTACCCTAGTGACGCAGGCGATAATTATGCGTCTCTGACAGGCCCAGACGTAAGAAATCAAGTCACTATGGAGCTTGATAGAATTACTGACAGCAGTAATTTGTATGACGCTGCCAACTTTATGTTTGATGATATGAACAAGGCTGAAGTGCAGTTAATCCCCCAGCTATTGCAGCATCAGGCCATTAGAAATTCAAACATCGATGGCCTACGCTATGATCGTGTCGATCCCAAGGATGCACAGAAAGTTGTTGATCGTTACAATGAATTAATGAGCCGTGATTATTTCACAACGGGTGACTTTGAAGAGCTTGAAGACTTGGTTGCTAATGTTTTTCCAAAAGGTGAGTTCCCACCCGGCTTTATGCAGGCACTGGCAGAGTACAGAATTACGCGAGGCGGTGGTCAAGTTATTAAGCTGGTGGATCGCGTTGAAAACCCTGTAATTATTAAGGGAAAGGACGCCACCGTTTTTAAGGGTGGACGCAGGGAGCTAGACCCAGCGGATTACATTGACGATGCGGAGCAACAAATCGATCAGTCGGCATACCCCGACAAGATAGAATACCGTGAGGCCGTACAGGAACGCGCCGAAGAACTTGCAATTGATGACAGCTATAGCTTTGAGCGTGAGGGGCCAGCGGTTGATATCATTGAAGACTTACTGGACAATTTGCCAGACGATGGTTCTGTAGTATATGACGATCTTCGGTCTGCCCTATATATGCATCTTGATGACTATGGCGAAATAGATGCCGAAGACTTAGAAAGAATATTTAGAAACAATGTCGCTGGTAATTACTATGATCCCGACCAAGCGGGGCCGGGTCAAATTTTAAATGAGGTGTATCGAAACGCAGGATTTGACGCCATTGATTTGCCAAGAGCGGGAACAACTTTTGGCTTTGGCCCAACGGGAGCCACGCATAGGGTTGAGCTTGATCCCACAAAAATACGCAGTCCAAGTGCAATGTTTGACCCACGTCTTTCGCATCTGCCAAACTTGACGGCAGTAGCGACACCAACGGCGGTTGGTCTTGGCGCGTTAAGCCAGATAGATGAAGACGGGGAGGCGCAGTAATGGCAAATTTTATGAGTGAGTTTGGAAGGGCTATTGCCCCAGATTTAGGGCAAGATATTGTTGATTACTTGGGCAAGAAGTTTGGAGCGTTACCTGAGACTGCCCTTGATGACGTAGCAGAGCCACTTGCTGGCATTGGTCACAACAACCCACCGCCAGAGTTTAGAATGCCAACAGCTTTGGGTGCGCTGCAAAGATCGCCAGAAGATCAAGCATTTTTTGAAGAATTTCGGCCAGAAATGTATTATCACGGCACCCGTGGCGACTTTTCAGAATTTAACCCTGCTATGCTGGACTTGGGCGTACACGTTGGCACACCAGAACAGGCAAACGAGCGTTTGTTGGACGTGGCAAGAATAAAGGGTGAAATACCCAGCTATGGTAATTTTGATAGCGACAACCCACCAAATATACCACAAGCAAGGGTAATGCCTGTTCGTGTGAACGTGCATAATCCACTTAGAATGCCTGACGTTGGTAATTGGAAAAACAGTTCCAAAGTAATTGAAGAGCTTGAAAAGCAACAATACCAAAACTCTGGTATAAATATAGACGAAATAATGCAAGCCTACGATGACATTGCAATGAGCGATCCCATTGGTAAATATGGCGATCCAGATGATTGGATCGAAAGCATGGAAAACAGGGAATTGCTTGAAATAATTAATGAAGAAATTCAAAAGGCTGGATACGATGGCATTGTGTATAAAAACATTGTGGAAACAACGTCGATGGGTGAGGGGGAAATTCTGCCCGAAGCAAAGGCCAAGATTGCTGAAATAAAAAAAGAATTTTTAACTATAAATGACGCAGCGACTGCACGAATGGAGGCGGCAAGGCCACCAGAGGCAACAATGCCTGACATTGCCAACACTCAATACGCAGAGGGTGAACTTGAAAAGAGAATGCAGGCGTTTCTTGATTATGATATGCAAAACTCTCCAGAGGATTTTAAAACTCCAGAGGAATTATTTCGTGAAAATCAACTTATGGATTTGCGCGATGATTTGGAAACGCAGCGATATTCGCCAGACAGCATGATTATTCTAAACCCAGAAGACATCAGATCACCCAATGCGGCCTATGACGTAGACAGGCGGGACAGTTATGACATAATGTCGGACGCAGGCGCATTGGCTGGCATTCAAAACACAGGGGTCGCGTAATGGCTACAAAATTAAATCCATTTAGCTGGCTTGGCAAAAATCTCTTTGGCAATTTAGGCAAAGATGCGGCTGAAGCATTGTTTGAAAATTTTTCTTCTGTCGATAAAGGGGTCAGGACAGGCACCGACTCAGGCGCAGGACAATTGGTTTCAGACTATGGAAGTCTTCCTGTGATCGACCCAGAAAACCTTGTTGGATCGACAATATCAAGCACACAGGCTGACTTAACAGCCGCTGCTAAAAATATTGGCGCACTTGATGGCCTTCAATTTGAAAATACAGTTCCGCTTCGTGGAGGGCCGTTTTTTCCTCTTCAAGAAGCATATTATGATAAAAATATTGGCTGGGTTACAAGAGGCGTTGATAAGGCCAAAGAATTAGTGTCTCCAGAGGCAGGGGGTAAAGCGGGTGATTTTGTTGTTGTTTCAGCAATGGGCGATGCGGCACACGCAAGTAATGTTTCTGTGGGAAAGGCATTAACTGAAGCCACTAAGGCGTTTGCCCGTGAAGCTGGAAAGATTGATCCCAAGGATTTGTCCTACATAAACGAAACAATAAGAGAGTATGGCCGCAAGACAAAGCAGCCAGCGTTAAAATCTCTTGAAAATTTCACGTCTTTCGATGACCCAAATGTTAGTCAATTTATATCTAGCTTGAGCTTTGAGGCAAGAAAGGCAATAGCCAATCAGTTAGCATCGACCAAGCTGCAAAACAAAGGCGCACCAAATCTTCGCAGAATTTTAGATCAGACAATAGAGCCTTCCCTGTCAGGTCAAAACGTAGGCGATGGTTTATTACTGCTCAAGCCAAGATATGGCAAGGACGCAACTGGCGTTATAGACCCTAGAAAATATGGCGTCTTGCCCCATCCAGATTATAATCTGGGAGTGCAAATGGATGTTGTCGGCAGATTTGAAAATCCGATTGCAAGGACGGCATTGTTTCCTGACTTCTTTAAAGACAGAGGGACACTTACAAACATTGATATGTTGATGCGTGAACAATATGGTAGAAATCTTCCGCTTGATTTTGGAGTGCAGGATGCAGCTTGGAACAGAGACAGGCGGTCTTTTGATATGTCTGGCTTCAGACAGCCAATTACACAAGAGCAAGCTGAATTAATGAAAGAATTAACGGGATATAATCTTGCATTAAATCCTAATACAGCGCGTCTTTTACAAATGGGTAGAACAGAGGGTTGGTCTAGCACAGCAGTGCCTGTCAAAAAAGGCGGCACGTCTCCTGCGGCAATAGACAAAGCAATTGCAAGAAATGCTGGCGGTGTATCTTTAAGCCCAGTAGATAAAAAAGCTGTGAAAAAAGGTGACGTTGAATACTTTCAGCTTTCTGGCAAAACAATAGAAGGCAGAGCCGTTCCGCAGGATGTTTTCTTTGGAATTGATAAGAAGCCAGACTATAGCTGGGTCGATGATTTTAATGGAAAGCCAATTGTTATGGGGCCAAATGACCGCGCCCTGACTGGCGTTGTGGCGAATGAACTTGCCACAGGCGGCGTGTCTGTGCCAATAATACTAGGCAAGGCCATACAGGAGGGGGTAAGTGTACTGGATGCATTTGCAGTGCCGTCTAAAAAATACCCAAAGGGATTTCTGCCAGAAATATATGGTATGTATGGGTTTAAAGAAATTGGCAAAGTCCCATTTAGTGAAGATATATTTCTTTCGGGGCATAGTCAGCAGGAGTATGACCAATTGTTATCGTACTGGAGAAGCACTGGTTGGGATGAATCAAAGGGCTTTCCAGACGTTGTAGTAATGAAATGGACAGGAGATGACAGTGAACGAGCAGGAGCAGCAAGACGAATACTCCAAGCGGATTTTGAAGGTTTTGGGTCAGGAACGGGTAAATCTACCTTCCCAGCGGCAACGAGCATTTCTGAACAGGGCGTACAATCGACTTCTGGAGCGGGAGGGGTCTCTGGAGGAGATATCAGACGAGGAGATACTGGGAGCGTTCCAACTAGTAATGCTGCACGGCTCACCGATCGCGCTAGAACAAACCTTGGAGCCTTAGACGCCCTAACACCAATGAACAGGGCAAACCTTGGCATTGCGGAGGACAGATAATGGCTAAAGCGGCAGTAAAAAGAGTGGCGCAGGCAGAAATCAGAGCCGCCAAGAAGTTTCTGGAGCGGCGGGGTCTAAAGTCCGACGATGTATCGCCGCGCAAATTTGCAATGGCGGCAAAAGAACTAGACAAGGGCTTCGCTGATACCCTAAAAATATTGGCAAGAGAATTGTCTGGAGGACAAGTCTGATGGCTGACATGGATAACTTGCCTTTTGATTTATCGAACCTGTCCCGCGAGGACATGGATCGCATGATGAGTGATTACAATTCAGACGCGACTGATATAAGCCCACTGTTTACAGAAGGTGGCGCAAGGGCGGCGGCACAGGGTCTGACATTTGGCACAGGCGATGAAATAGAAGCAGCAATCAGGTCTATGATGGATCAAGGTTTGAGCTTCAACGATGCCTTGAACCAAGTGCAAGGAAAAATAAATCAATTCTCTGAAGAAAATCCTAATATAGCTTTGGGTGCTGAAATTGCTGGAGCAATTCCGACAATGTTCATGGCAGGGCCACGCGCCTTGCAAATTGTATCTAATAGTCCTTTAGGGGCAACTGCTCTTGGTGCTGGCGGTGGTTTTGCGTATGGCTTTGCAAAAGGCGAAGGACTTGATGACAGAATGCAAAAAGGGATTGAAGAGGGTGTATTTACCGCTCTTGGTTCTGGCGCTGTGGGTACTGCTCTAAAGACAGCCCAGAGAGTCAATCCATACGTCAGTCCATTTTTGCGCCGTTTGAAAAATAAAGTTTTTGGTGGTGGATCGGTCATGGATGACATGAAGACAGATAGCATAAAAAGTCTTCGGCAGTATGGCCGCGCAGATCGTCCACAGGCTGAAAGAGACGCTACGGGCGCACTAAGTCTTTTTAAAGAGCCTATTTCATCGCAGACAGATACGCCATTAACAAGAAAACAACTTGATGAATTAATTTATGGCAAGTTTGATCCCATGACAGCCGCAGGAAACGCAAGGCTGATGGAAATGCAAAACCCCGTTGGCGATTACGATGTCACTCAGTAGAGCCAGCTTTCCCTCCCTGATGAAAGGAAAAAAAATGAAATATGGTAAAAAGAAAACTGCAAAGGTTGTAAAAAAGAAAAAAAAGAATAAAAAGAAATCAATGAAAAGGGGATACTGATGACAGACAATAAAGACGTAACGGTACACGTCACAGGCGTCTCCATGTCGGGAGGCGTTAAGAATGACAATAAGCGATCTGCTCCAGCAGATCAGAAACAATCTGGAAAAGAGACGGCTTGAAATAGCTGACAGTATGCTTCGGGGTCGAATGTCTGACTTTGAAGCATATCACAAAAACGTGGGTATTGCAGAGGGGCTAGAACAAGCATCTGACGTAATACATGACACGATCAAAAGCATAAACAAAGAGGATGAATAACCATGTCTCATCAACATGACCGTATATACACAGATGAAGAAACCAGTGCGACCATTGGTTCCCATCAAATCCCAATTCCCATGAATTGGAAGGTCTTGGTTCAGCCAAATCAGGTAAAAATGAAGACCGCAGGCGGCATTCTGCTGCCAGACACCTCAAAGGACAACGAGGAATACTTGACCGCCCACGGCACCGTCTGTGCAATGGGTGACTTAGCGTATCGTGACCGCGACACAGGAGAACGCTGGAAGTCTGGCGTATTGCCAAAAATCGGTGATCGCGTGACCTACGGTAAATACGCTGGTCAAAAAATCGTTGTGAAGGGCGTAAAGTTTCTATTGCTCAATGACGATGAGCTAACGTCCATTTTACCAGACGGCGTCGAAGTCGCCGCATATTTGGGGTAGAGCCATGTCGGAACAAGAGAAAATTCTTGAAGAAATCGAGGCCGAAATCCAAGCGGCCAAGGAAGGCAAGGAGGGTGATTTTGAAATAGAAATCACCGACGAGCCGAAGCCAAAGCCTGAGAAGCCACAGGAAGACCCTGTGGAGGCCGCTGATGATCAGGAGCCAGACTATGGGCCAAAGGTGCAGAAGCGCATCAGCAAGCTCGTAGCGCAGCGCAGAGAGGCCGAAATACAAGCGCGGCAAATACAAGAGCAGAACGCGCAACTGCAAAAGCGGCTAGAGCGTCTGGAGCAGGGATCGCAGCAAAACGCTGAACAGGAATTTAATTCCCGATACCAGCAGACCAAGCAGGCGCTGCACAAGGCCGTGGAGGAGGGCGACACTGACGCCCAAGTTAACTTCCAAGAGCAGATAGCCGACATGAGAGCGGCAATGCGCGTGGCACAGGCGCAGCAGCATGGTCGGCAACAACAGCGGCAGCAACAGCAGCAACGCCAACAGCAGCAGCCACAGCGGCAGCAGGGCAATCCACCGCCTGAGAAGGCAATGGGATGGTGGCAGCAAAATAACTGGTTCAATGCCACTGGCTTTGAACGAGAAACAGCCGCTGCACGGGCCATAGATGTGCAATTAGATTTGGAAGGGTTCGACAAGAATAGCGACGAATATTACGCGCAACTTAACGGACGTTTACAAAAAGTATTTCCTGAGTTAAAGTCAGGGCCAAGTCCGAAGCAAAGACCAAAAGGTAGGTCTCCAGTCGCCCCTACTACGGGCGGGTCTTCAGCTTATAAGGGCAATCGTGTGCGTATGACGCAAGAGCAGCTTAGAATGGCTAGGGAACTTGGTATAAACGATGAACGTGGTCTCAAGAAATATGAAGCCGAAATTCGCCGTCAACAGAGGGAACAATAGTCATGCCTGAGAAAAGAAATGTTCGTGCAGAACAATCACGATCTTCCACCCGCGACGAGCAATCTCGCACAGAAGCGGCGTGGAAACCACCAGCACTGTTGGACGCACCAGAAGCCCGTCCCGGCTATGTCCAACGCTGGGTCGCAACCTCGATTCAAGGGAAAGACACCCCCGACAACGTGTATAAAAGAATGCGCGAAGGTTGGGAGCCACGCTCTGCTGACACTGTGAAAGAAAAGTTGTTTCCGACTATCAATCATGGACAGTGGACAGGATCAATTGGGATTGAAGGAATGTTGCTTTGCGAAATGCCAAAGGAACGTCATGCCGCGCAAAAACGGTATTACGAAGGCAAAAACGAAGAGCAAAATGAATCAGTCGCAGGAGAGCTTGATGCGTTTGGACGGCGTAGTGGGCAGACGTTCTATCAAGAACGTAAGTCCGAAGTAAGTCGCGGCAGAACACTTTCTGCCATGAGCGATTAACCTTAACGCTATAGGAGCGAAAAATGGCAAATGTAGACGCCGCATTCGGGTTTGTACCCGTCCGTCACATGAGCGGTAATGCACCTCGCACCAATAAATATACCATTACGTCTGGTTTGGCTGAGAACATCTTTTCGGGTGATCTCTGCATTCTGACAGCAGATGGGGTTATCACACCTCACACTGCGACAGAAACCAACAATATCGGTGTGTTTGACGGTGTGTCGTACACTGCCTCTGATGGTTCATATGTATACAGTGAGTATTGGCCGTCAGGAACAACAGCTACAGATATATGTGCATATGTTTATGACGATCCATATATCGTGTATAAAGTCCAGTCTGATGGAGCGCCTGCACAGACAAATATCGGCAACTGCGCCGATGTTGTTGCTGGAACAGGTTCCACAATAACTGGAAGGTCAGCGTTTGAGTTGAACTCAACAATGGGTACTGGCACAGCAAGTGCCAAAATCATCGCATTGTATGATTCACCAGATAATGCTTTCGGCACAAATGCTGTGGTTGAGGTGCTTGTAAACGAGCATATTCTCAAAGCCACCGCTGGCATATAAGGAGGGCATGAACAATGGCAATGAATAGAGCGAGTTTTGCAAAAACTCTAGAGCCGGGTCTGAACACTCTCTTTGGACTTGAGTACGACAGCTATCCCGCTGAATACGAGGCCGTCTTTGAATCGAATAGCTCTCAAAAGGCTTACGAGGAAGACGTACTTTTGAGTGGATTTGGACAAGCGCCAACAAAAACTGAAGGTGGAGCCGTCTCTTACGACAGCGCAAGCCAACAGTGGACTGCGCGTTACCAGCACGAAACCATCGCCTTGGCGTTCTCAATCACTGAGGAAGCTGAAGAAGATGGTCAGTATGGTTCGCTGGCTTCGCGCTACACAAAGGCGCTGGCACGTTCAATGGCATCGACCAAAGAGATCAAGGCTGCTAACGTCTTGAATAACGCTCAAGCCGCTGGATTTACTGGTGGTGACGGTCAAACCATGTTGAGTGCATCGCACCCAACACAGAACGGCAACCAGTCCAACGTGCTTGCCACGGCGGCTGATCTGTCTGAAACATCTCTTGAGTCGATCCTGATTAACATCAGCGACATGAAAGATGATCGTGGCCTTCGCATTGCGGCACAGGGTATGCAATTGGTTATTCCAACTGCTTATCAGTTTACCGCAGAGCGTCTGCTGGAATCAGCATTGCGTCCAAGCACTGCCGATAACGACATCAACGCGATTAAGGCTGGTGGTTATCTGCCACGGGGCTATCACATCATGCGCCGTCTGACTGATCCAGATGCGTTCTTTATTACCACTGACGTTCCAGATGGTCTGAAGCACTTCACCCGTTCAGCAATGAAAAAGGGCATGGAAGGCGACTTTGAGACTGGCAACGTGCGGTATAAAGTTCGTGAGCGTTACAGCTTCGGGTTTACCGACTGGCGCGGCATCTTCGGAACCGAAGGCGCAGCATAAACAACCCACTCTCCTCTTCCTTGTTGGGTCAAACTGGGGCGGTCTTCGGATCGCCCCTTTTTTTATTTTAAATAAAAATGCATTTTATTTGTATCTGCTTATTGTATTCTAGATTGTATCCCTTATATCAATCATAAGAGAAACAGAGGAGAAAAAAATGGATCGCAGTCAAGTAGCAGACGTATACCTCTCAGACTGGCAGTATGAGTGGAGAAATCCTTACGCTGAAGAGCCAAGCGATAACGTAGCCACAAATTATTATGTGACCATTGCCGATCATAGCGGCAGAACGTGGTGCCATAATTTTGGTCTATCATCTGCAAGTCACCCATACTGGGAGTGCCAAGAGCGTATTAATAAATTGGTTGAGCGCATAAAAAATCATTTGGAAGCTGGTGGTTCAATAAATCTGGATCATTGGGATGAAGGCACACCCCGTTATGGATCAGAGGCTTGGATACGTTTTGAGCGCGAAGAGCTTCAGCCAGTGGGAATTGCATTGTCAGAAGGCCGTCTGCATGAAGATGATCTTTGTGAAAGACTGCGTGGATACTTTTAATCAAAGCGGGGGCCACGCGCCCCCATTCAACTAGGAGGAAAAAATGGCAATAATCAATGTAACTGCAACGGTCAATGTGCAACGCACAAAAACAATTAAGATCAAAGTTCGGGTTAAGGACGTAAAAGATTGGTTGCGCGAGACTTATGGTACACCCAGTGAGCATGGGTATGAGTGGGATGAACCACACATACTAGAGGAGTATATGCAAGAAGAATTGGAAATGAACGAACCTGATATGTTTTCAGAAAACGATGGGGAAATAAACGAAACACTTACCGATGATTGGGTCATAGATAACGCCGAAACATAACACTAACGCCGTTAGCGTTACAAAAAAGGCGGTCTTCGGATCGCCCTTTCTTTTTGTTCAGACCTGTTGTATTGTGCCGACATCCCTGACAGGTGCGCTCTGCGCCTGACTTAACCCACGACAGGAGATCGACATGGGTACTACAACTTTCTCAGGCCCGATTAAATCAGGCACGATTAAAGAAACCAGCGGAACAACTGTTGGTTCTAACATGAAAAACACAGGTTTTGTTGTCCTTTCGCAAACCGCTGCGATTGATCAAACAGCAACAACAACCACCACAGATATTATTATCCCCCCAAACAGTCAGCTTATCTCAATTGATGTGACTGTAACCACAGCGTGGAGCGGTGGAGCCACAACTCTTGGCCTTGGCGGCGTTGGTGCGGCAACCTCTCTAACTGCGGCTGGAGCCATCCAAGGCAACGCAGTGGGCATCGTGGCAGCAAGTCCCGGTACTGACGCAACGCGCACGTCAAAGTGGCTGAACACAGGCACAGGCGATCACAGGCTGATCGTTACCACAGCAAACACTGGAAATGGTGTTGGCGCAGTCACCGTTGTCTATGCACAAAGCAACAACGTAACATAATTTATTGGTGGGGTTTCGGCCCCACCAGCAATTTATAGGAGGGTCAAAGTGGCTAATATTACAAGCATAAAAACGCTTTCTGAAAATACCAGCGAAGTAGTCATGGCATTCCAATTGCAATATGTTGATACTGGCGATGAAGATGCCGTGAAAAAAGTTGATGTCTCAACTCTGGCAAAAAACGCAAACGGTGCGTCCTGCAATTCGGTAAGTCTTCTGGAGTGCTGGTGGATAATCCAAGGCATGACAGTCATGGTGGAAGCAGACGCAGGCACAGATGTCATTATGATGCATATGGCTGCTGATGATATTGGATACCAAGACTTCAGCAAATTTGGTGGATTGCCATCAACTGTAGAATATGGAAGCACAACTGGTGATGTCCTATTCACAACAACTGGCCTTGGGGCCGCTGGCGATACATATAATATCGTCATGCGGATGAAAAAACATTACGCATAGGATTGCTTCATGGCACTATCAGGCACAGTAGCGTTTCGCCCAGATGTTGAAGAAATCATCGCAGAGGCATTTGAGCGGTGTGGGATCGATCCGCAAACCCAAACAGGTTACAAGGCTGTGTCTGCACGGCGCAGCCTAAACCTGTTGTTTAGTGAGTGGGCCAACAGAGGCATCAATTACTGGGCAGTGGAGCAAAGAACCCTGACGTTGGTAAAAGACCAGACAACGCCGTACACGCTTCCTGCTGGCACCATCGACATTATGGACGCCGTCATTAGAGATAGCGCAGGCACGGACACGTCCGATCAAATCATCAATCGTGTGTCCATTGCGGATTATAACCAACTGCCAAACAAAACATCTTCGGGAAAGCCATCACAGTATATGCTGGACAAGCAATATACGCCGCTGATTTACATCTGGCAAATACCAGACGTGACCACATACAGCTTGAATTATTGGTCAGTAAACCAGCTAGATGACATCACGGCCAGCAATCAAGACGCTGACGTGCCATATCGCTGGAGCGACTGCATTTGCGCGGGGCTGGCAAGCAAGCTGGCGCTAAAAAACGCTCCAGACAGGTTCCAAGTGTTAAACGAAATCTACGAAAGGGCATTCACGTTTGCGGCAGCGTCAGATAATGATGGCGTAAGTCTGAGGGTTCAGCCAACTGCGCTGAATTTATATTAATGGCAAAATACGCACGGGGAAAAAAATCTCAAGCGATAAGCGATAGAAGTGGCCTTCGGGTTCCCTATACGCAATTAAAAACGACTTGGGACGGCCTGCGCGTATCACCAGAAGATTGGGAGCCAAAAAACCCACAGTTAACGCCTGCAAAAAATGTTGTTGATGCCACGGCCCTGTTTAATCCACGGCCAGACAATGACCCAGAAAATGTTGAAATATTTATTGGTTTTAATTTCGACATATTTGCTGATCGCAGATTAACAACTAATGTTGGGATTGCTGGTACAGCGTTTACGGGGCAAATAAGTTTACTCGTAAGTAGCAATTTTGAACCATCTGGCGTTGCTGGCGTTGGCGAGGCTGGTGATGCAGAGCCAGCCAGCGACATAATTTCTTCTGGGGTGAGCGGAACGGGGAATGTTGCCGTTGATCTTGATCAAGTTGTTACGCTGGCAGTGACAGTGCAAAATGTTGGTGGGGCAAACAAATACTTCATCGCTGGCGTTCAGCAAGACACGCTGGAATTAATGGAAGGCAGGACGTATTATTTTGATCAGAGCGCATCTTCTAATTCTGGGCATCCGCTCAGGTTCTCTAGTACTCCAAACGGAACGCATGGTGGGGGAAGTGAATACACCACAGGAGTGACAACGTCAGGAACGCCGGGACAGGCAAATGCTTACACCCAGATAGTTGTCGCAAATTCCGCACCAACACTTTATTATTATTGTTCGGTACATAGTGGAATGGGAGGAACGGCAAATACGCCTGTATTCGCTTCTGTAGTGGTTGAATTAAGTGATATCGTAACTGGTGTTGGTGGTGATGGTGACGTTGGGGATGAGATTGTTCAATCTATTGTCGCACCTAATGGAGTGTCTGGTGATGGTGATGTTGGTGACGAAATTCCTGTCGCGCACCCATCTGGCGTTGCTGGCGGCGGCGGGGCTGGCGCGGTTGGCGTTGAGGCTCTTGAAATATCAATTGATGAAGATGGTGTTGGCGGCACAGGTGCAATCGGCAATCCAACATACGTTGCTGACTTGCAAGCTGGAGTTGCTGGAGTTGCTGGTGATGGTGAAGTTGGTGACGAAACGCCAGAAACAAATAAAATTGCCACAGGTCTTGGCGGCACAGGCGGTGTTGGCACAATAACTGAAGAAGTCACCAAAATTGCTACTGGCGTGGCTGGAGACGGCGATGTTGGTGCAGAAACAGTGCAGCTTGAAAAAGTAGAGACTGGCGTTGGTGGCACGGGTGGTGTTGGAAATGAAAGCATAGATATACTTGGCTGGGGTAATGCTGGCTGGGGAGAAGATGGATGGGGCGAATAATATGAGCTACACAACACTAAAAGCCAATATCCAAGAATTTTTGGAAGATGACTCGACAGAGTTTGTTGCGTCTATTGACACGATCATAGCGCAGGCTGAAGAAATGGTTTTTCAGCGCCTACCAAATATGCCGTGCTTCCGCTCGACATCTGCTGCGGCTAATCTTGTGCAAGGCACGGCGTCATACACAATTCCCACGGCGAGAATGATCCGACAGGTATCAATTACCGACACAAATGTTGTGACGTATCTCGACCACAGGGTGGATTCTTACATCCGCGACTATTGGCCCAATGCGGCGACACAAGGCACCCCACGCATGTACAGCACAGATAGCGCAGGAACGGCTGGAACGGTCATTACACTGGCTCCCACGCCCTCTGCGGCCTTGGCCTACAGCGTGGACTTTATCGCGCCTGAGACGGGCCTGAGCAACGGTAATCCCAACACTTGGATCGACACTAACGCTTCGACAGTTTTATTGGCTGCGGCTCTGTACGAGGCTTCTGCGTTCTTAAAAGCGCCAGAAACTTTATCTCTATATAAAACCCAGTTTGACGAAGCAGTTCAACTTACTGTACAAGAGATGCAACGAGATTACGCAGCAGAATACAATGGAGGCATATAATGTCAATTTCACAAGCAATGAGTACGTTATTTAAAAAAGACGTATTGTTGGGCGACCATCACCTAGACAGTGACAATATTTATATTGCGTTGTACACCAGCAGCGCAAGTCTAGGTGCGGCAACGGATGGTTACATAACCAGCAATGAAGTTGCCGACGGCAATGGCTACACCACTGGCGGTGTTGCTTTGGCAAGTAAGGCAGTAACAGAAAACAGCACTAGTGGTATTTTTGATGCGGCTGATCCAGAGTGGACAAGCGCAACATTTACTGCCGCTGGCGCATTGATCTACAATAAGACACTGGGCGATGCATCTGGCAACGCAAGAGGTGCAATCGCCATTCTTAATTTTGGCGGTGACTTCTCTGTTGCTGGCGGTACTTTTAAAATCGTATTCCCAGCAGCAACTGCAAACAATGCAATTGTAAGGATCGACTAAAATGGCTTCATCCTATGACAACGACTTACGCCTTAATGAAATGGCGACTGGCGATCAGTCGGGCGCATGGGGTACGGTCACAAACCTAAACTTGGAAATGATTGCAGAAGCATTCAGCTACGGCACCCGTGTTATTGCCAACGCCGCCGCAGACAACATAACACTCGCGGATGGCGCACTGGACGCTGACCGAAGTATGTACTTGAGATTGAGTGGTGGTGGTCAGGCTTGCACAGTAACATTTTTGCCAGCAACCATCTCAAAGGTTTGGCTGATTGAGAATGCAACGTCTGCAACTTTGACGATGAAGCAAGGCTCAAGCCCAGCGGGTATTGCAATTCCTGCTGGTCAGGTCAAAATGATAGCCACAGACGGTGGGGGCAGCACAAACGGCGTTGTCTATGATCTTCTAACAGACGTAAATCTGGCTGGAACAACGGTGACTGATAACCTCACGGTTGGTGGAACTCTTGGCGTTACTGGGGTTCTAACAGGTACGTCATTAGATATTAGCGGCAATGTAGACATTGATGGCACAACAAACCTTGATGCCGTGGATATTGACGGTGCTGTTCAAGTTGATGCAACAGTAAATGTTGGAGTTGATGACACTGGTTATGACGTTAAGTTCTTTGGAGATACCGCCAGTGCATACATGCAGTGGGATGCAAGTGCAGACGATTTAATTCTTGGTGGCGCGGCTGGATTGGTAGTGCCTCAAGATAAATTAACTATCGCGTCCACCGCTGTCACAAGCACTGCGGCTGAATTAAACCAACTGGATGCCATTACTCGCGGCAGCATCCTGTACGGCAATGCTTCTGGAGCAACGGCTAGATTAGCCAAAGGTGGCGCGAATACAGTTCTGACTTCGGATGGCACAGATATTAGTTGGTCTGATGGCCCCCCGACACTGACTAGAGGTGAGATTATATATAGTAATCCGAGTGGCACCACAGCAGCACTAGCTCCCGGAACAGCCGATACAGTTCTTACATCAGATGGTACAGATATATCTTGGGCTGCTGCTGGTTCAACCTTTACTCTCGTAGCATCTGTAAATACAACAAGTGGCACGGCCATTGACTTCACTGGTCTTCCCTCTGGTGTAAACAGAGTAACGCTAAACTTAGTAAATGTTAGTACTGACTCAAGCCAACGCCTTTTAGTGCAACTAGGCGATAGTGGTGGGATTGAAGCATCAGGATACCTTGCTTCGTCTGCACATACAGTGGCTGGCTTGTATAGCACAAATGGCTTTCCTATTGTTAGGACTGTAACCAGTAACTTTACCAGTGGAATAATGATATTGACTAGAGTAACTGGAAATCAGTGGGCTTCAACACATAGCGCAACCAGAGACACCTCTGGCACTGGTGCATTCGGCGGTGGTTCCAAGACACTTACTGGAGAACTTACTCAACTTCGCCTCACTCGTCTAACATCTGGAAACTTTAACCAAGGCAATGTTAGTCTTTCATATGAGTAGGAAATAGATATGACTATTAGGCAAATAAACATTCAAACTAACGTTGAGACTACTATTCCTGATAACCGAGTTGTCAGTGAAGAAGAGGTAGCCAATGGTATTCGTGATGAACGTAATGAGCAACTACGATCAACGGTAGACGTTATAGCTGGGAACGTTTTACGTTGGAATTGTTTGACAACTGAAGAACAAGCCCTGTGGACAACTTATCGTTTAGAACTTTTAGATGTACCACAACAAGC